GATTGAAGATCGCATTGATCTCCATCTGCAACGGCCCCAAGATGTCGCACACGGAACGGCCGTAGTAGCGGCCTGCAATCGGGATGTACTGGATACGGGCGACGGGGCGCTGCCCGTGGGGGAACTCCTCGTCCAGATAGGCCCACCGGCACAGGACACCAGTGTTCTCGACCACCGAGTAGATCATGTGCTCATCGCGGTAGTCGTCGTCTATGTCATCGTAGCAATAGCACTCAAGGATGCGGAACATCCCGTCCTTGAATCCTGTCGTCGCAGACACCCCGGCCTGTTCATCCTGCGTCTGCTTGCGGGAATCAGGGTCTGGGTCCGAGGTCCCTCGGAGGTCTATGAGTTGCTGCCACTCTTCAGCCGTAAACTTATAGATACCTTGGTCACGACGCTGGGCCAGCGTATCCAAGGGTAGGAAGACTTCGTGAATCAGATAGAGAGATTCGTACGGATCTTCCGCCGTGTATGGCACCTTCAAGTCAATGTTATTGCAAAGCTGGACAACAGGCTTGGCCGAAACGATGGTGTCCTTCGTGATATAGACATCGACATGCTCATCGTCTTCATCGTCTGGCCGGTCTATCTCGACCTTCGCCCGGACCCACTTGTGCCCCTCGCGGACGTAACACTCGAACACCCCGTCACCCAGGGACTTGAGTTCCCGCTTAGGGTCAGGCCGCAGTAGGTGGTCGATGTAGTCGGTGTCGGAGAGTTCTACAGGTTCGCTGCCCTCCGGCACCTTCACACCAGCCCACGTCTCTCCCGCACGTGCGTACTTGGGCATAAGATGCTTGGTGCGGGTCTGCCGCCACGTCTCCTCCCACGTGGTCTTCACAGAAGCATCCGAGTCGATCAGCATCGTCCGCAGCCACGATAGCACCGTGGGCTTGAAGTTGGCGATGTCGTTCGTCAGCGCCCACTGGAGGAACTGCTCTACATCATCCGTCTCCTCAAGGTCGTTCGGCTCTACCGCTTTGCAATTCGCAATAGGCTCGGTGCCGAAGAGAGCCTGACCCAAGCGAGGAACGACATTCTCCACGACCTTCTCAATGTAAGGGATGTGGACGTTAGACGCATCTGGCCAGGGCTCTGCAATACGGGTCGTGTCGCCAGTGTAGAGTCGCCAGTTAACGTCACGCTGTTCCTCCCAGTCGGCACGCTCGTCTTGCGCTTGGTGCCACCACTTGAGCACCTTCTGCGCTTTTTCGTCCCTATACTCTTTGCGCTTAAACTTCTTCATTACCCGCAGATCCAGTACTCGACAGTCGAGGAGAGGACAGTGTTCGCGTTCTTTACCCTAAACCCAGTGAACCCAGACCCCAACCCCAGCACCGTGAATCCATCGTCATCCAGCCCTACGGAGTTACTGGCTGTCGCTGCTGTAGTCCGTGTTGAGATCAGCACCCGACCCGTAGAAGCGCGGGCGAACAGCATCTTGGGTGTGCCGATGCTGCCGATGCCAATGCTGCTTGCTGCGCTGCTGGCCAGCTGCACCACACCTTGCACGCTCTCGGTGAAGGTTACGTTGCCTGTGTCGGCTGTCGCGTCTACAAACTGGATACCACCGTCCAGCCATTGCAGACTGGTCCTAAGCCGGTACTTGCGCGCCATCTTCTATCCTTTGTGAACACCCGCATCGTTGGTGTCGCCACTTGGCCAAGGCCGCACGGGCAAGCTGGTTAATCTCATGCGGCTCTTTGGCACTAGCACACTGGCGCATCGCCAGCTTATAACCCATGATGAAACCCATCTCTTCCTTGTACCGCATTTCCTCGGCTACGCTAGGCATTACACCCCCGTCCACATACCAGCGCGGACTTGCTCGCGCCGTAGATTCACCCGCCACGGCTTCCTGGAAAGCGCCTCCATGGGCGCACTAACCGCGCCCGTGCGGTCGCCATGCCGCTGGTAGAAGTACCGAAGGCAGGCTATCATGTCGTCGTCCCGTGTCACCACGTCCTGCTTCGTGTCCTTGTACGCTCCCTGCGAATTGCGCCAGTCGTCCCACACGTGCTTGAGAAAGTTCGCCGCGAGCGTGGGACAGTCCGTCGTGACTTGTAAGGAAGGAATCTCTGTCCGGGGGGACACTTTGAGCGCCCCATGGATCTGATTGTACCCTGCCCACTTGTTCCTCTTGAATGCCTTGGTAAAGTTGAGCCCATGCCCTGCAAACATCTTGAGGATCGAAGCCCCTGTGCCGCGTTCCATCTCCTCTGCGGAGTCGTCTATGATGCGCCCGGTGATCTTTACACTGGTGCGCTCGCTGTACTCGCCGTAAAGTTCCCGGTGCCGCGCCTCTTTCTGGAGAATCGCATGCGCGACATCCTCAATCGTTATCAGCTTCTTGTCAAAGAGTTCGTCATACGCTACTGCGTACTCGCCCTCGGGGTCGGTGGCGATCCACAATACCGCAACCGGCTTCCGTGGGTGCGGGTCCACCATGCAGTACCTCTGCCAGAAGGGCGGGATTCTACCGGGCTTGACGTAGAAGGGGGGCTCCGGCCGCCATTCAGAAAAGACACGACCCACAAGATACTTGGGATTGCCCAGGATACGTGCTTCGAATTCAGCAGGGTCCAGGTCAGCGATGAACTCATCAATCGCCTCTTTCGTCATCGGGCCAAAAGGCGGGCCGTTGTTGTAGATCGAATACTGGAAATGCTCCAGACGCTTGCCCGGCCCGCACTGTGGCAGCAAGATGTCCCAGATCCATGGCTCTGAAAGCGGTGTCAACGCCATCCAGAAGATACCGTGGTAGTCCATCAGTCCCCTGCGCGCCGAGATGAAAAGATCATACGGGGGTGGCTCGTCAAACGACACCCAATGGCCCTTCGTACCTTCTTGTACCTCCGTGTCCTGCTTGTATGCGCGCAGGTATATTACCGAGCCGTTGTCCATGTCGATGCGCTCTGGGTAGCCCCTATAGCCCTTCTTGATCTTGTACGTCCCCAGTGGCGCCCATCTCTTGAACTCCGGCACTAGGACTTCTTCGATGTTCTTCATCTCATGGGCGAACATCCTGCCTACGTTCGGCACAGGCATCGGGCGTCCAGAGCCCAAATACACTATGCGCCTGGGGTCGGTTTCCTCAAGCCATGGCCGATAGCCCAGCGCACAAGAGATCGCCTCGGTGATCTCGCCTGCGGTCTTGCCGCTGCGGTTACTACCCGTGCACACCCTACCCGAAGCCCTGGAGTAGTGGAATGGTTCCTGGTTAGGGTTGGGTATGTAATGGGCGATGGGGTTTGCTTCGTGGGCGTTCTCCAGCCTTTGCAAAGCCTCTTCGAGTTGTAGTAACTCCTCGTAGATCGCCTGTCGGGCTGGATTACGCGCCACGGTTGTTTAGCCCCGCCTTGTAGCCACGATCCCACGCCTTACGGAGTTCGCGGTCAAAAGTGCGGAAATGCCGTATGCGTCCCCACCACTTGTACCGCACAACATACCAAGCGTAGAAGATAAGGTTCAGGGGCCACACTGCGTACAGCCGAGTATCTGTGTCAAAGTCATAGTAGACGATGCCCAGATACCATGGCGTACGCGCCCCTGCCGCATATGGAAACGTGCTCTTGAGCAGCACCGTCTCCAGACATACCCGCCGCAACCACCACGCCATCCCTTACTCCTCTGCCTTCTTGGGTTGCTCTTGTGGAGTAGGCCCGATTGTGCGTGCTTCTGCGTTAGGAATGCGACTGCCCCCTAGTGCTTTAGGGGACTTGGGCTTCAGCGCCTTTTTCATCTTACGTGGACCGGGCACGCTTTACAGATAGCGACAAGACCTGACGAACCACAGCTTTAGGGAACTGCTGTGGTCCGCCAAGACACGCTACCTCCTCCTTCATGTCGTAGTCCGTAGCCAGTATCACATAGTCGCCTGTATCGTCTAGCAGCCACCCCGGTGTATACCGCAGACATGGCTTGATGCTGCGAAGTACCTCCTCCTTGGTGCCCTGCACCGCCCCGTCTGAGAAGATGTCCTCCCACACCACCAAGACTAAGGGGTACTGAAAGTGCATCTACCCTCCTAGACGCGGGGCTTCACCATGTGCTGTGGCTTACGCTTGCCGCCACTTTCCTTCTGCATCCACGCCTTGACAGACGTGTTGCCTTGCTTCATCTTGGCGACACCGATCTCTGCAATCGGATTCGAGTCTGCGGAGTTGAATTTGCCTGTGCATTTAGGAAGTGCCATCTGTCTCCTCGCTAAAAGAAGTCCCCGCCGCCGAGACGCCCTTTTCTTCTGCGGCGCTCTCTATTTCAGTATAAGCGGCGGGGCTCTCTATGAGTGGACTTGCCCCATGGCCGTCCGATTCCCCGACTGCGGGAACGAATGTAGCCCTGCCAAGGGCACCGCCGTCCCCGCCTTCGGAGACATCATCACAATCTTCTGGTCGTTCTTCTGCTTCTTGCCCTGTGCGGTCGGCGTGCCCGTCACTGGACCTGCGGGCGGGTGCCCGCCGCCGTGCCCCGGCGGGGGTGCCTGCGATACATGAATTCCCATCCTTTACCTCCAGTACTTGCGCTTCAACAGACTTGAGCTTATCAAGCATGCCTGACGGCATATCTACTTGCAAAAACGTAAGGCGCTCTACACGCCCCTTGATCGACTCCATCAACGTCTCGATGTTCGTCCGAGACGCTACCTTGCCCCCGCGAGCCGCCGAGTCGTCCACCCATGTTTCTAGGTCTTGCGCACGGTCGCCCATCACCTTGGCCTTGTCTACGAGAATACCCGCTAAGACGCCGCGCTGCTGTACAGACGACTGCTTAAGCGCGGTAGTGTCTATCGTCTCCAGGACGCAGATCGCCTTTTGTGCCAGATACTCAGAGTACGCCCGGGCGCGTTGCGCGCGTGAGGACATCAAGGCGTGACGCATGTTGGCGTCACCGGACTGCAGCGAAGCCAGATATTTCCGTACCGTCTCGACGTGCAGGCCGATCTCCCGGGCGATTTCCTTCGGCCGCTTGCCCAGGCCAGTCATGGTCCATATGGCCTCGACCTGCTCCGGCCTCAGGGCGGAAGGCTGGAAGGTCTGTGCGAGGACAGGAGGAGCTGCCATACTTGGAAGTAGTCTCCTAGCGAATGTAGATCGTGCAAGTCAGGGTGGCTGCGCTGACACCAAAAAGCGCCCGACGCTTGATCCACAGGCCGTTCTTGAGCGGGCCTGTACCCCCTAGCGGAAACGTCTGCGCAGCGTACGTCTTCAGGTACGTTTCCAAAATAACACTGCCGGAAGCGTCATACGCAATGAATGTAGTATTGCCCGTTGTAGACTTATTGCGGACAGAAATCGCAGTAGGATATACAGACTTGCCTGCTGCTACTTGCGGGGTAGTGTTATTCCCCGTGTCGAAATACCAAGGATTACGTGTCAGTCTATCAGCCATTTCAGTTCCTCGAAGCCGTAAACCACGGGCTGTCCGCCCGCCCAGCAACTGCACTATCTACGCTAAGCCACGTGTCTGTGGCTAAACTCACAACAACACGCGGGGTAACGGTTGCTGTAACTTGTACGCCGTTCACATAAATATAAAAGTCTAGCGTGTCACCGTGCGCTACGCCTGCAGACACAATCTGCAAACTGCACTCAACCTCTGTACACGCACCTGCGCCTAGAGAAATTGTACCTGACCCGGCTGTAGCGGCTTCGGTTTGCCCGTCGTTGTCGGCTAAAAACGCACCCGTGCCTCCGGTAAGCCGCTGCGTACAGTCGGCGTCTTCTGTAAGTACCGAAGCCACTGGTATAACTACTGGCTGCCCAACAGCCACCAAAGTCTTCACGCCAGCGTTTAAGGACCGGTAAAGCTGTACAATGAACGGGGGACCAGACGCCTGTTCTGTATCCAGATTCTGGATGTTGAAGCGCAGCAAGAATGTGGTGTCCGGCGCATAGACTATGTTTTGATTCTGCGGAGCAATCCACCCATGTGTGGCCTCGTTGCCACTGTTTTGCCCAAACCTAAACTGTGTCTGTGCTAAAGCCATCTAGGCCCCTACCAGCAAAGGCGCATGCACGCGCGGTGGATTAGGTGTGATGAGGGTTGTATCGGGCCACTTGGCCTGTATCTCCGTCAAGAAGTTCCACGCAAAGACCAGCATCGTGGCCTCCCGGCCCAGCGTGTGGGTATCGAATTCTTTACGGGAGATGATGGGTATCCCGGTCCCCGCTTGGTACAAACCCTGCTTGCTGGAAGTGTCGTCTACGATACAGCAGACTTGGTGCGGCGTCAACCCGCACACATTCGCCATCACCGTGCCCTTCGCGGCTGCACCAATCGCCCCGTCTACAGGGAATTCGGCCAGGAGCGACACCAAACGAGCCGGGGTGTACTGGGCAGCGGATAGAAAAGCGTCATACCGTAACCGAGACTCCCTTTCTCGATACGGGGCCAGTGCGTCGGATGCTGTATCCCGATTGCACCACACGCGCAACGACCCTCCGTGTATGGGGAGTTCTTCCACTTCGTCCACGTAGAAGCCATGTCGGTCCAAAACACGGGACAAAGGCCCGGCGAGGATATAGGACAAGTGCTCGTGGTAGATTTGGTCGAATTCCCCAAGCCTAAACGTGTCATAAGCCCATGGAAACTCCAAAACGAGCAGGCCATGGTGCGCTAAGATGCGCGTACAGGCTTCAAAGAAAGCGTCCCAGTCGTCTGTGTGGGCTAGAACGTTCTGCGCGGTAACGATCTGGGCCTTTACACCGGATTCCCGGAGCTTCTTGGCCAAATCTGGCGTCCAGAGCGCCTGGATTCCGGTATGCCCGGCTCCTTCGAGCCGCTGTACCTGCGGCGAAGGGTCTACACCGACGCCATTGAAGCTGCCGATGTCGCAATGGGCCGCGTTGAACAGCGTACCGTCGTTGCAACCGATGTCCAACCACGTAGTAGCCCCAGAAATGCGCCCCCGGGGCACGCTGCGGAGCCGGGCCTCCACTTTGCGGGCTAGTGTCTGGCACGAACCCCAGAAAGTTTGGGAAACACCCGACTCGTAAGGGTAGTTTGCGTACAAAAGAGACGGGGAAACGGTGTGAGACAGCTGGATTTGGCCGCAATACGTGCATTCCATGAGGCCCAAGGGGTATCGCGGCGCGGCAATGGCCCCGGCACGTGAGGAAAACAGCGCGTTTGCCAGCGGTAAGTCCCCAAATCCGGTCAGGACTGCGAGATTGTGCCCCCCACACGCCCTGCAGGTACGTCTCTCTACACAATCCACGCCCTATTCCTCCTCTTTCTGCACCCGCCGCCCCAGGTAAAAACCAATTTGTGGCTTGCTGCGCTTGCGCCGAGACTGTCCACGCTTGTCCGGCCACCCCTCTAACCACTTATCCGTCATTCTGTCGCTGTCCCACAGTGGGTTATCGAAGTCTATACGGTGTGTTTCAGCCCCTTCCTGCGGGCCAAGGTACGGTAGAACACGAATCTTGGGCACTTGTCCCCCAAAAGCGAGGTTGTCATAGGCGAGGAGTTCGATACAGGGGGTGTCCTCTCCCCCCTCTACCTATTTCGATAGCTGGAAATGGGGTGAGATTCACAAGAGTTGCAATTATTTTACTTTTTTGTTTTCCGGGATATTGTCCAGCCTACCCTCTGTCGTCGGTTCGGGCGCGCGCGTGCCCCCGATACCCCCACCCCTGGCACAACACAAACGAGTTGTCCCACCCCTTGTGGTATCGTGCGGCCCCGCGAGCTTGACATAATGCTAATTATGCGCCATTCGTACGCGAGGGTTGTAGCGTAATGCGTTGCGCTGCAATGGGTTAGTGCAATCGAGGCATCGGCGCGTGCTGTGCGCGCGCATTTTATCCGCTTATTGACACGGCGGCGTGGCCCTGGACCATTTACTTGTATCATACAAGTATCTCATGCGACCCCTTGAAACAGGCCCCCAGAGTGTAGGCAAGCAAACGGCCCCTGCTAGTTTCCCAGCAAGGGGCCGCAGACTAGCCTATGGAAACGTGCGCTATGGACTAGCGCGGTAGCCTAGCAGGAACAGGACAACAGGAACCAGCAGCAATGCCGCAAGGCCAACGGTCAACAGGCCCCAAACTACCAAGCGGGCTAGGCTATGCATTGCGTCTCTCCTTCCCTACTGTGAAGTATGCAATTGCGGCATCTACAGTCTCAACCCGCACGATGCCGCATGAGCCTACCACAACCTGACACTGCATCCCCGCGATTGCCCGCTCCCCTATGCACGGTACCACGTTACCGTCGGAGATCCATACGCGCGGACCACGTTGCCTGCTAAGCCATTGCAATGCAGGCAGGTCCACCGCATTCTCGCGTGATTTGTCGCCATGCGGATCGCCACTAGCGCGCTTACCGTTCTCGGCCAGGATCGTGAGCCTACCGCCGCACAATGCGGGCGGTCCTAGTTTCTCGCCGCTGTAGACGGCAATCGTTGCGCACGGGACCGCTGCTAGCATACGCCCAATGGCTGCTGATTCCGCATTGTCGCCCATGCTCCCAGAGCCGTCTAGCAGGATCGCACCTGACAGCGCCCCGGCCCGCCTAGACGGCATGCCGAACACGCGCCCATCAAGATACAGGCGGGAAGGATTCAGCAGGCCGCCTGTATCCAGTGACGGCCGCAAGCCACCGGCGCCTTTCACAGTGTAAGGCATCGGCGCACGGTCGATGCGCATATCACCCCATTGCACGTTGCCGGCTGGGGGAGTACTAACCCGACCGCCACCACTTGATACAGGCACCGGCGGCTCAAGCGCTGATTGAAGATACCGTGCTGCCTCGACTATCCGCTTGACCGTACATGTTTTCAGACTGCGCTTGCGCGCGTACAGAATGCGCGTTACTTCGGACGCAATGCGCTTCAACCCGTATGCAATCGGCCCGGGCGCGTCGTCTAGTAACCGCAAGGCGTCTTCCGGCTGATGGCAGACTGACACGAAAATGGCCGCCATGTTAGGGTCAAGCGCGCCATTTGCATCCACTAGTTTATTGGCGAATCCTTTCGTCTCTTCGGGCTTGAGGCAAAGCGCGACAGGCCGCCGGAGTTCGCGCGCAGCAATCAAACCTATACGCAAATCCTCGACAGAGTTTGCATATATCGGCTTAATATGCGCGCGTTGCATTGCTGCGATTAGACGTTGTGGGGTGTACTCAACGTGTAGTAACTCATGCCAGCGCGCCATATGCGCGCGTTGAGTGTCGTCTAGCGGCACGCGCATTGCGCATTCCGCCTTGCCGTTTATCTGGACGTTCGGCACCTGGCCCGGGCCGATTCCTTCCACGCGCCATCGAGTCTCGGGCTTACGCGTTTCGGGTAGAGGGTAGGTTTTCATGCTTAGCGGTCCTCCCCCGCTAGCGTCATGGCGTCTAGCAGTTCTTCCGCACGTGCGCCAAAGGCCAATTTGGCCGCCTGCTGCGCGTCTAGTCCACGGTTCAGATAGCGGGCATATGCTAGCCAGCTACGCATGCTTACGCGACGTTCCGGATCGTCCCAGCAAGCCGCGTGGTTTTTCACCGCTACCATGCAGGCCGCGTCTCCAAGCGCGTCATACGCGTCTGGATGCGGCCCAGGCAGTATGACCGTGGCGCCTTGGAGCCTATCCGCGAGCGCGGGGTCCAGAGCCTCAAGCGGGGCGTTGCTCGTGCCGATAACCTGGAAACCGCTGGCTGGAAATGCTCGCTCGCCATTGGAGAGCGAAAAGAAGCAATCCGGCCGCCCGGTCGCGGTAGCATCGGCCATGTCGCACAGTTGCAGGAACGTCGCAACCGCGTCCGTTTCCGGCCGGTTTATCTCGTTGACGACCAAGCGCGCGCCATCTCGCATAGCCAGCAGCGCCGGTCCCGGGACGAATCCACCCGCCTTGTGAAGATCGGGCAGACCGATCAAATCGGCGCGCGTTGCGTACGTGCCCAGCGTGACACTATGAACCGCCTTCCCCATACCTTGGCCTGCTAGGCGCGTCTTGCCTGTGCCCGGTGCCGAGACGAGCAAGCCGCTTGGGGCATGCTCAAGCATGGCCACTGCTAGCGCCCATGACTCTTCTAACCGCTCAACGTACGCGCCCAGGGTATCGGATTCCATTAGCTTCTTGCGTATGGATGGCCACATTGCCGTGCCTCTCTTCTCTAGAGTCTCCTACCGCGCGGAGTCTCCGCGCTTCCCCTAGAGTATCGGCTAAGATTGTCACAATCGTGTCACAATCGTGTCACGTTTTCGTCACATTTTCAACGTGGCAAATTGCCCCGCACGTAGCAAAATGCCCCGAATCCCCGGCGGCTCGGGCCGAGTCACAAGCTAGACGGGGCAGAGTGCCCTGGTCGGGGCATTTCGCCACGCGCAAGAATCGAGCCGGCTTTATGGCACGATCCTTGAACGTCCGAGCAGAAACCTGGACAGGCCCCGCGCGCCGGGGCCGAGGCGGCCTGCGTGGGCGGCTGACACGGCGGCGGCTCCTGGCGGACACGGCGGCAATAGGGCTTGCTCAGAGCAACGTGGGCGGGTAGGATAAGCGAATCCGCCCCCTAGCGGGCAAAGTCCAAACAGCGAAAGGAGGGTGCAGACATGGCAAAGTGCATGGCGATCTGCAGGGGGCATGATAGCTCCCGCGTCAAAGAAGACCATCGGCTGGGGTCCGTAAGGGCCGAGGCCGAAGCAAACACGTGGCGGACCTTCGCTACGGTCGCAACACTGGCTGACGGCAGCGTGTCCGTTCGAGTCACTAGGGACGGTGTGGTATTGCACCACTGGACCTGCGGCCCTGAAGCCCCTAAAGCAGTGCATGGTCCTGGCTGTGCGCTTCGTAATGCACCTAAGCTCACCACATGCAGATGTGACAGCAACACACTTTTCCCTATGGAGGCATAATGCAACCACTAACCCGTAACGTAACTCTTGCGTCGTCCGACACACCACAGGACAACACGCCCGAGTCACGGCTGTTCACCAAGACTCTGCACTTCTCTTTCGACGTTGTTGTTCCACACTTGCTCAACAAAGCCGTAATGTCAATGTCCCAAGATGTTGCAGATGCAATGGCTGTGGCGGCTACGTCTGTGCTATACAATATTGCAACAGACATGGAGAAGCAGCTAAAAAACAACAATACAGGAGGCCCCAGTGTCAACTGATAAGACCGTCAGAACTGATAAGACCGTCAGAACTGATAAGACCGTCAGAACTGATAAGACCGTCAGAACTGATAAGACCGTCAGAACTGACACACAAGACACACGGCCCTATCGTGTAGTAATATACGAGGGCGACAGAATCATCACTGTCTCTCGGGAGACAGACATGGCGGTGGCTGAGCGTGTATTGCACCTTTTCCAAGGCGCTGTTATTCTTACAGCAGCCCACCCGCATTTTGACTTGTACCACGTGCCAAAAGGAGGTTAGTATGGCACACAAAACAGCATACCAGTGCCTGATGTGTAGTAAACCTGTAACACACGCAGACTCGATTGTACTCTCTGTACCTGGGTGTCCCAAGGTACTGATACACCGTGGCAGGTGCTATAGCCGTTACCGCTCTAGCCTAAGACACGGCGCGGCCAAAACTGTAAAGGCACCCAGGCTCCTAGACAATGTAGCTACTAATGTAGTAGTACCTGTTACATCTGCTCCTACGGAGCCTAGTAAATTGGTAGTCACTAATGTAGTAAGTACAGAGAAAAGTGATAGTGATAGTCAGTCTCTTACACAAGACACTGTTAGTGTACCTGCTCTGCAGACAGAGACTGGTAATATAACTCTGTCTACTCCACAAGACACTACTCTTAACACTACCACTACTCTACACTTTCCTAGTCTCTTTAGTAGAAGAGTATATGAATATAGGGTATCTAATAAATTATCACAATCTGCTCTAAGTAAGATAGTAGGTTACAATACTGGTGCTAGCAGTATATGTAAGTTAGAGAAGTATGGATGTATAAGACCTACTGAGCCTGTGTATAATCTTGGTGTTCTTCTTGGTATGCTAAGACATGAAGTAGATGATATGATTAAAGAGAAGGATGTATATATACCTGGTAGCAGTACCATTGTCCCTATCGTATATACCTCTTCCGCTAAGTCTAGTAGTGACAAGGAGTTAAGTGTTAAAGATAACCGCTGCAACGACTTAGACACTACCGACCCGTACCAGGCCGCGCGGGCGGCTTGTAAGGCGTTGGTGCTCCACATACTTAGTCTACCCGACCTGCCTGACCTCCGGCTGATCCGCCGCCTGGTCTTGGTGGGCTGGGGGCTTCCGCAAGGTGCGGTAGCCAGAGAGAACCTTCCATTGGAGGGGGTAAAGGGGGAACCACATGCCCACTAGGGCCGAGCGCGAGACAGTGATCGTGGCGAACCTAGCCGACCTGGACGAGGGTTGGTTCGCCGTCGAGACTACCGAACTCTCTGTCTACCGCCGCCTGCGCCGGATTGCCGGGGTGGCCAGGCTGGAGGTACTACACAAAGATGTAGACGACAAGGGCAGGGAGTGGCACTGGCTGTGCCGGGTGCCTGCCGACTGCTGGACGGACCTCGGCGTGCGCCGGAAAAGAGTCTTGACGGAGGCACAGCGCGATGCCAGGATGGCCAACTTGGCCAAAAACCGCCCTACGGGTAGGGCAGAAACGTAGGTGAAGTGGACCGGGTGGGGTGTGATGCCTCCCCGGTCCCTTTCAGGGTCAAATCGTCCAGTAATTACCTTGAGTGACAAAATGTCCGGGTGGTCTACCCCAAGAAGGGAGGTGGTGAAGACATGAAGGATCGTATTGCACTCACTGCGCTGGTGGTGTCTGTAGTGGCGGGTATGGCGCTTTACGCCGTAAACGCTTATGCAGACATCTTTTGGTGGATCTGGCGGTAGTTAGGTAGGGGTGGGTAAGGCCGCGCCCACCCCGTTATCACCTGAGGTAAAAAACATGGCTTCGATAATCCTGCATCCTTCCGACCTCCGCCCCTGTCCCAAGTGCGGCTACCCCCGCTGCTTCATGCGGGGGGCTAGATTGGTCGAGGCATACCGCTACGGGCAGAAGTGGATGGCCACTGCATCTAACCATAAGTGTAGCCCGAAGTTAGCACATAGTTTAACAGTTGTAAAAAAAGTGCTTGACTTTCCCGCAAAGGCATGATAAGGTCCGTCCCATGTGCAGGACAAGACTCGGACAAGGGGCTGGGGACTTGGCGAAGGCGGGGAGCAGTATAGCCACCCCGCCGTGGCCTATCGGGGCACACCCCACCCCTGCCTTTGTCTCCTGCGCAGTGCCTCAGGGGCCAGTCTTGGGTGGAGCATACGCAGAACCACTGCATATGACAGGCTGGCCCCCTTCTGTCTTGGCTACCCCCGTCCTCTGGCGCGGCCCGTTATAGGGCATGGTCCCGCAAGAGCTGCGCCTTTGGCGGGGTAGGTTGTCCCAGGTGCCGGGCACGGTGTCTGGGTCCAGGGGGAGTCTGTAGAGTCTAGTACCAGGGAGAGGTTGCTGGACGACACGGGCTCCCCCTTTCTTCTACCGAGGACACATGGACGTGCTGGGTGGGCGGTGGGATGGCGCAGACAAGGGGATGTATAGTGACGAACTCCTGTCCAAAGCCAAGGACATCGAGGGCTATGGCACCAACAGCCACCACACTTCCCGAGTGGTCGCCAATCTCCGCCGCATTGCCCAGTACACCTACGTCATGGCGCTGGGGCTCTATGTGTGCTCCTTTGGCCCACATGCTACGAAGGGCGACACGATCTGCGGGAGATGCTGGCACCCGCTGCAGACCTACAGCGTCGTCTGTCCCGGGTGTGGGGCACCCGTGAAGCGCAAACCGCAGAAACCTGCGGACGAAGACCCACTCGTAGACTGAGGCATAACAATGGCTTGGCAAGGGTGGTTAAAGTGGATGGCGGGATACGACAGCATGGGGATTGGCAGCAGTGGCAGGTCTGCCCCTTCTGTGGGGCGAAGGACTGGCGGTTCGGAATCAACGTCGTCACGGGGGCGTACAAGTGCTTCCACGCCTCCTGCGGGGCCAAGGGGAGGGATGGGGCGTATGTCGGGCGAGGCGAAAAGGCGAGGGCGTCTTCGGCCGAGAAGTGCCCCATCCCACCAAGCCGCATCATCCAAGACCCTAGAGCGTTGGACTATCTTGCGAGACGCATGGTGGACCCGGTGGCATGGGGCATTCGAGAAGGAACTGCTGGGCTCTACGGACGAGTCGTCATCCCCTTCCCCGACTGTGACTATTGGCAAGCACGGGCGTACCTGCCCCAAGTGCAGCCGAAGTACAAGAACCCGGATGGGCAGACTTATCCGCTGTTCATGGCTCTCCATCCTGCGCGTAAGGATGTGGTTCTGGTTGAAGGTGTATTTGACGCTATCGCCTTACGTAACTTGGGATATTCGGCGTGCGCCATCGGTAGCACTCATGTTACGTCTGTGGGGCTGGAACTGCTACGTAAACTCCAAGCGGACGTGGTTACGATATGCCTTGACTTTGGCGCAGGAGGGCACGCTTTCAAGCTATACCGCGTCATCAGGCCGGTGCTCGATTGCCCCATCCGTATCGTCCTGCGCCTGCCACACGAAGACGGAGGGCTAGATGTCGCAGACCTTGCCCTTACTAGGCCAGAGCGAGTCCACCAGTATCTCTGCGAGCAGCAGTATCTACAACCCGAAGTGCCAGCAGTGTAATCTGGCCCGCACCTGCCGTCACGTGTGTATCCCCGCGCGGGTGGGATCGGGACCAGACCCTTGTGCTAGGCGGATACTGCTGATCGGTGAGGCTCCTGGGCAACAGGAAGACCAGATGGGCAGGGTCTTTATCGGCCAGGCCGGGGCTAAACTGGCAGAGCTAGCCCATCATGCACAGCTGCCTCTCGGGGATTGTGTCATCACCAACGCCGTTAAGTGCCGCCCGCCTTCTAACCGTACGCCCCTTATAAGCGAGATCCGTGCCTGCCGTCCCTACTTGGAAGCGGAGTCCGTCGCCTATGGGCCTGAACTCGTCATCTGCCTTGGCCTAGTCGCAGTCAAGGCAGTAACAGGAAAGGGGGATATTAAGCTGGGGGATGTCTTGGGCGGGCTGGTGCCCCAGGATATGTTCCAGTGTCCGGTCTATGCTACCTACCACCCTGCGGCGGTGCTCTGCTTCCCCCACCTTGGCCAAGACTGGGTGGAGCATGTGTCCCGCGCCTTGTCGGGCGCGGCACCCACGCCCCACCCCACTGTACTCGGGCCGCTTACTGTAACCACGCCCCCCGGGGAGTTTGTGTCACTCGACTTGGAGACATACCCGGGGCTGGACCCATTCCACCCTGATGCTAGGATACGGATGGCGGGGCAGTCTACCCAGCCGGGGTATGCTAGCGTTATCATGGATGATAAGGTCTACGTCCCCGACGACACGTGGATTTGTGGGTCCAATATCAAGTACGACATCAAGTGGATGATGGCACACTGGCAGTTTATTCCTGACTGTTACATGTGGTGGGATACTGCTATTGCAGAACGGCTACTCTACCCACAGTCCCAAGAGCGCGGCCTGAAGTCGCTAGCGATGAAGTACGCGCCAGAGATGGGGGCGTATTCGGCACCCATCGCTGCCTTGAGGGCGGCGCGTAAGGGGTGGGCCGGGATACGGGACGAGGAGTTGGTCGAGTACTGTGGCAACGACGCCGACGCCTCCCTCCGTGTGGCCCTGGCCCAGCACGCCCGGATGCGCCCCGAGGACGTACGGATCATGCGCTTCATGTCGGAGGCGATAGTCCATTTCGCCAAGGTTGAACTCCGTGGAGTGAAGGTTGATCTGGCATATAACTCCGTCCTGGCCGCCGAGATGGGTGCAGACGTGGATAGAGAGCGTGCGGTCTGCGCCGACCTTCTGGGTGGTGGCAACCCGGCATCATCCCCTGCCATGTGCCGTCACTTTGGGCTCAAGTCGTGCGACGAGAAGGCGCTCCGGGGGCTCGTCCGTAGGGATCGCACCCGCAGACAAGAAGTGGACGCCCTCCTGGCGTACCGCAAGAAGGCCAAGCTGCTGTCTACCTATGTTACTGGCGTCGCCCTACGAGTTGACGCCCGTGGAGTGCTTCACACCACGTATAGACTGGACGGTACAGAGACGGGTCGTGCGTCGTGTGCAGACCCTAATCTACAGAACATCGCACGTAACCCCAAGATTAAGCGACAGTTTGTACCACATACCGGCTATTGGTGGGAGGGGGACTACTCGCAGGCTGAACTCCGTCTCGGTGCGCAGATGTCCGGGGACACGCGTATGGCCCGCCTGCTGGAGAGTGACTTTCACCTGGACATGGCTAAGGTGGTATTCAGTACCCAAACCCCTACCGATGCCCAAAGAACCATAGCGAAGACCACGACGTTTAGGATCATGTACGGTGGCGGGGCCGAGGGCTTAGCCGGGGCACTACGTATCTCTCTATGGCAGGCCCAGCGGCTGATAGCCGCCTGGTACAGAGCCGTACCCACCTTTGCAGCTTGGCAGGAGTCGCAGGTCCGCCAAGCGCAGGAGAAGGGTTACGTTGAGACGGCTTTTGGGAGACGCTACACCTTCCCGGCAGGGCTGGATTGGGACTCGCCGCTAGGGCAGCACTATAGGCGTGTGGCGGTCAATGCTCCCATCCAAGGGACGGTAGGACAAATATGCGAGATGGCGCAGATTGCGCTTGACAAGCAGGGTCTAGATGTGTTACTACAGGTCCATGATTCAGTGGATGGGCAGGCTACCGCACCCTACCAAGACGTGCTGCCTGAAGTGCAGCGGATCATGCAGGGTGTGGACACTTGGGAACGAGGCATGACTGTCCCGCTGGTCGTGGACGTAAAGCACGGGCCGACGTGGGGGGACTTAGCGAAATGGTCCGCATAGACTGGGCCAAGGTGACGGCGTTTTTCGGCGGGGCGATCTTCTGCTGCATCTTCTGGTACATGGTGTTTCGGATCTTGGACCTGGCAGTGTGGAGGCGGTGATGTTCTACCTGGTGCTGGGGTGTCTGCTGCTGGTGGCGATGGTGGTGTGCTATAAAGCACCATTCTGGGTGCAGGTGGTGCTGTTGGTGGCGGGGATCGCGGCCTGCTTGGTTACAGTACTGGAGGGTTAGATGCCTAAGTCTTTTGAGGATGTCGTGCTGGGTAAGGTGGTGTCTGCGGCGATTACAGACTCTGACGTAAGCAAGCTAGCAGGTAAGCTGCGTCCTCAGATCCTCGCCTATCTTGAGAAAGAGGTCATGGCGGCCATCAAGAATGAAGATTGGTGCGATACACCCCAGATGGACAACCTGCTTGGCGACATTGCTGACGCCATGGTTGCGGAGATGCGGGCGAAGCTGGGCATCGTGAAGAAGGGGAAGAAGTAATGGACTGGGTGGAACCTAATACCGACGCAATGGAAGCCCAAGTAGGCGGTGGCCTGTTCTTCCGCCCCAAGGTGGGTACGTACCGGGTGCGCTTTGCCCCGCCGTGGTCCAAGGCTGGTACTTTGTACAAGCTGGAGGCCCTGCACTACGGATTCAAGGACCACATGGGGAACCGTGTCACGCTACCCTGCCGGGAGTTGCATAGCCCTACCCGCGACTGCCCGGTGTGCCTGTACATCCAGAAGCTGGGCAAGGGGGACGCCACCAAGTCTCTCCGGCAGGAGATCCGACAGACGCTGCGCTACAACTTGAATCTGGCCCTCCGCACGGAGGCCGGGGACATGGGCTGGCAAGTATGGGCGGCGGGGATGACGGTGGCTAAGGCGCTCAACGCCACGGCTAAGATGTTCAAGGATCTGAAGCGCCCCCACTTTGCGCACCCTGACAAGGGCGTGGACTTTACCCTGCAGGTGGTGGGCGAGAAGTTCGAGCGGCGGTACACGCTCCTGCCGGACGGGCCGAAGGAGGTCTGCCCCGTGGGGGTGGCACAGACGCCGCATGACCTGGACGCCTTGATCTCCCCCGTGCCGCTGGAGTACGATGAGATGGTGGACCTTATCAAGCGGAACTACGGCCATCAGTATCCCTGGCAGGGGGAGACGAAGCCCGGCGTGGCGGCGGAAGTGGTGGAATGATGTCTGCGGAAAGGGATCTCGCCATCGCCCGCGCGGTGGCTGCGGCAGACGTGCGCGAAGGGCTCAAGGTGCCGCCAGACGACGACGAACTGCGCGCGATCATCGCGGACGTGGACAAGCAGTTTGCGGGGGGCGCGTATCCGCCCGACGAGCAGCCAGCCGGTTCCCTGGACGCCCCGGGGCGGACTGCATACCGGCCATGCACTGCCGACACGGTATCACGCGCAACACTTTCTCCCCGCGCGGCGCTGATCGCCGCCGTGCGCGCGGGATACGAGGCGGCCTTCGCGGAGATGGGAAAGATCGAGCCCTACGCCGATGAGGACCGCTTCCTCGCCCTGGTCCCCGAGGCGGCGCGCCGCGTGCTGCTGGACTCATTCCGCCAAGGCTATGACACTGCACGCCGAGAGATAGCGGAAGATCCCTGTATGGACCCACGCCTTGGTAGGGAGTACTTCCAGGGCAAGGCCGAAGCCTATGCCAAGGCGGCGGCCATCGCGCGCCAATACTACCTTGGCGAAGAAATGGCACAGGAGATCGAGGCCGCCGCGCGGGAGGACAAGGGCGATGAATGAAGCCGAGCGGTTCGAGTCGTATCGAGCGATGGACGAGGCATACGAACACGGCAAGCGCGACGAGCACGCGCGCGCGGTGGAGATCATCAAGGCGCTGCTCAACACCAACAGCGAGAACACATGGGATAACGCAGCGGCAGCCGCCCGCGCCTACGTTTCGGAGGAAGCATGACCACCGACCCCGAGCGCGCCCGATTCGTGGAGTGGTTCAGAGGGCTTTGGTTTGACGGGAAAATAGGCTACGCAAACGCCGCCGCCGACGCCATCGAGCGCGCCGTGCGGCATCTGAACCGCGAGGTTGATGAGCCGTACCCGGTGCGACTCTCCGGTGGCGATATTGATTGGGAGAGTAACTGGCCGATCCCCTGGCGCGCCGCGATGCAGGAGGACGAGGGATGACCACGCTTAAGCAGTTCATCGAGGCGAATATGCTTGATGGACAACCGCTGAACGATTGCGGTGGGGCTATGGTCGCTGCAACCGAAGTCTACGAAGTGATGCGCGATTACATCGTCGCCGCCCGCCTCGACGCCGCGCGGAAGATGTTTCGTTGGTGTCAGGATATGTTCGCAATGCCACAAAGCGAACCGGACGACGCCTCGCTGGCGAAGATCGTGGACCCCTATGCCTGAGCCCTGGTGGACGTGGCTGATCGCGCCCGAGGCGCTCCGCGCGACTGCGATCCTTGGTCTAATCTTCTTCGTGGTGTGGGCTGTTAGGAGATGGCGTATGCAATTTAGTCGTCGGCCTCCGGGGCACCCGCGTTTTCACCATAGCTTGGTGCGTGGGCCTTGGCCTTACCATGCTTGCATTGGCTCTTTGTCTTTAGACATAGGGGATGCCAGGGAAAAACTGCGTATAAGACAGTACACCGTGGTGTCTCGGGCGGTAGAAGATGGGGTAGCCATGGGGTGGCGGCACGCGACCAAGCATCAAGACCTGGACGAGACGCTACAAGACACGCTGCACGACTTGGTGGTTGACCATATCCCGCGCGATGTAATGCTCGCGCTTGAAGAGGTAATTGACTTTGACGTATGACCTAGTACGCCAGGTGCTTGATGGGGTAGACGCCGACTGCAAGGCCCGGGCTACACCCTACAAGCGTGACTACTTCCGCGCCTCTGAGGCGGGTAAGTGCGGTAGACAGATCCTGCATGGGATGTTCGGCTCGACGCCGCTCCCCTTCGCGGTGCAGGGGAAGCTGGTGGTTGAGTCGGGCGACCTGCACCACTCCGCGACCCGCGCCCGCCTGCGCAAGTTTGGTATCCAGGTGGAGGGTGAAGAAGAGGATTACATCTGGTCCAGAGAGCTGGACGGCAAGGAGGCGTACAAGATCAAGGCCCGTATTGACGGGCGTGTTAGACTGCGGGCCAGCGGTAAGGGTGTGTTGAAGGACAAGACCCATGCGCTGTTGGAGGTCAAGTCCTTCTCCGTCTACTTCGAGAAGGGCTTCGCGAAGGCGGTTGCGGCTGAGGCCGAGGAGGATGCCGATGGATACCTGTGGCCTCGCTCGGAGTGGTCGGCCCAGGTCATCTGGCCTGACTACATGGCACAGACTCAGATCAGCCTGGAAATCTGTGGTCTGGACGTGGCCTATTTTATTCCTGTATTCCGTGACAGTGGTTGGCTGGGTCTTAGCGGGCGTGGACTCGTTATCCCACGCTCTCAAGACTATATCAATCGTATACTGTCTCGTCTGGATAACCTGTATCGCTATTATATGGCGGAGGAGTTGGTCGAGCCCGAGTACCAACCCAACTCCCGGGAGTGCGGATTCTGCAGCTACTGGGGGGACTGTTGGGGGGAGCGACTTGGGATACCCCAAAAGAGGATGGGGGGTGATAAATACGCCGAGTTATCCGGTTAGCTACTGTGTTATGTGTCACTACCCTACGTGGGAGTGCCAGTGTAATCGTGGATTGCCCGACTCCGGCAAGCGCCGTCACTTCCCTACCGGCTCCCAGCGCGACACACGTGAAGGCAAGGGGCGCTTCGACCTCCTCCCACCGCTGTTTCTCATCCTCTTGGCCAAGCACTTTGAGAGGGGAGGGGCCAAGTATGAGGACAGGAACTGGGAGAAGGGCCAGCCGATGTCCACATACCTCGACTCGGCCTTAAGGCATCTCGTCAAGTACACCTGGTACGGGGCAGACAACGAGGACCATCTGGTGGCGGCGGCGTGGAATCTCGCAGCCATGGTGGAGACACGCGAGCGCGCCAAGCTGGGGGTGCTGCCCAAGGAACTCGCGGACGTCCCTATCCCCAGAGGCGGGGGTGTTCTGAAGCATGACGTCTTTGAGGAGGGTGGGCTTTGACACTAGTTGAGGGCTTCATTCTGCTGTTTGTTGGCTTGAAACTGGCAGGGGTGATAGACTGGGCGTGGTGGCTAGTACTGATCCCCGCATACGTGAAAGTGCTGCTGTACATCATTGGAACAATGGACAGCTAATGCAGCGTATCGAGGAGCGGTTTTGGGCTAAGGTGGATAAGCGTGGAGAGGATGAGTGCTGGCTGTGGACTGCAAGCTGCTTCTACCGTGGATACGGGCAGATCAAAGTCAAGAGGGAGAACTTGCTAGCTCACCGAGTGGCGTGGGAATTGAGCGTTGGTGCTGTGCCAGATGGTATGTGTGTGCTGCATCACTGTGACAATCCTAAATGCGTTAATCCCAGCCATCTATTCTTGGGCACAAATGCAGACAACTCGGCTGATATGGTTGCTAAGCATAGGCAGCGATGCGCATATGGTACGCGCCACTACTTGGCTAAGCTAACGGAGGATGATGTTGCGGAGATTAGACGCCGCGTAGCAGCGGGAGAGAAGCAGCATGTAGTAGCTAGTGCGTATGGGATAAGCCAGCCTAATGTGTGCTTGATCGTTGGGCGTAAGACGTGGTGCCATGTTAAGAACTGAACATCTAGTCCTGCGCGCTTTGATGGACCCCAAGGAGTACGCTACGTACAAGGGGATGTTGAAGCCTGAGTACTGGTCCTCCCCGGTCACTCGGAATATCTACAAGACAATCTGTAAGTTGCAGGATACAAGTAGTGGCGGCGATGGCGAGATCAGCTTTGATGTACTAACTGCTGCATTGGAACAGGCGGGGCACAGCGGTAACGACTACAGCTATATCATGGAGATCATCGGCGGGCAGACTCCGCACAATGCGGGCCTGCGGGGTGTGGTGACGCGGCATGTGCAGACCCAAATGCTTCTCACCTGTGGGGAGGAGATTGGCAGGTATGCATCCGGGGCCGCTGTTGATCTCCATGATCTTGCTGCTAAGGTGGCAGAGGCTGCTGACTTCGATCTGGTACAGGGGGTGGTGGTTGACTACGGCACACATGCTGGAGTATATGATGACGGGGCTCTGGCCGAGGGTGCCGTGCCACTCGGGTTTGCCTTGGTGGTGGATGAATACTTTAAGGGTGGGATCGCGCCCGGCGAACTTCTGTCCTTTTTGTCATGGCCCGGTGGTGGTAAAACGACTTTTTTGGTCAACGCCGGGGCAGGGGCCTTCCTCGCCCACAAGCGAGTCCTCCACGTCACCACAGAAATCCACGCCCCTCGGGTAGCCAGTAGGTACGATTCCTGTATCGCACCCTTCTGCGCCCCCGGGGAGGAGTTTAAGGATTTCGTCAAGTCCCTGGTGGCGGCAGGTAGTAGGCTGTGGATCAAGGACGTGTCTGATACCGCAGTAACGGCGGCGGCGCTGGAGTCTTTCATCCGGCGTGAACTCCCCGACCGACCACACGTGCTTGTGGTGGACTACGCGGACGAACTCCTGTCCAGCCGCAAGTACGAGGAGAAGAGGCATGAGCTGGCCCTTGTCTACAAGGAACTGCGACAGCTTGCTGCAAGACTTGGCATTCCGATCTTTACTGCCACGCAGGCTACACGTGAGGCTCTTAAGAAGCGTAGTGCGGAGCTGGAAGACGTGGCCGAATCCTTCGGCATTGCACGAGTGGCGGACCATCTCTTGGCCATTAACCCACAGGAGAATGTAGGCGAGGTAATTCTCAAAGTAATCAAGTCGCGGCGCAGGTCGTCTAGGCCGCCGTGGTTGTTGGCGGTGGACTATGATGCGTGTAGAGTAACCGATGCCCTCGCCGGGGGTACGGTGGATGCTGGTGTGTGGGGTGGACCCAGGCCTCGGAATGACGGGGGCGGTGGTACTGGATGAGGACTCGAATCTCAAGGCATGGCAGGTGTGGACTTCCAAACCGTTGGGCCATATACTACCACGATGTTTAGGGATGGGGTACGATGTCACGCTCTGGATAGCTGAGGTCTGCGGGACAGGCCCGCTGCAGCTGGTCATCGAGCACCCCATCTTCTCGAAGAATGCGCTCGGCTTCGCCAAGCAGGTGCGACTGATGCACACGCTGGAGGAGTTCTTGGTGGAGCAAGGGATAGAAGACGGCATGTGGTCTGGAGGAAGGATCATTGAGGTCCTTCCCCACGGGCCGCGCAAATCATTAGGGCTCAAGGCATCGGCCCCGAAGTCCCTCATCACGGACCTCTTCCGCACAGACTACGGGGCTGTAGTGGGGGACTTGCCCAGGGTGCAGATGGAAGCGTTAGGGGATGCGTGGGCTATTGCGTCGTGTGTGTCGAAGCCGGACCTCTGGCATCAAGTACTGGAGTTTGAGTGATGTGCTGGTGTGTTGGACTGCTGGTGTTTGCGGCTGTCTGTGCCTTGGTGTACATGACGTGGGGGAGTAAGGTATGAGCTACCACATTTACATCCTAGGCTACAAGCAGCCGGGTGCCTTGCAGGCGTGCGAGTCGGCGGTACGGGCTAGCTTGGTGCCGGGGACATTCTGTGTAGAAGTCGTGGACAACACCGCCGAGAACGTGAACATCCACAAGCGGTGGAATGACTCTTGGAAAGTGTCCGGGGCAGAGTGGATGGTGTATCTGACTGCGGATACATTACCCCAGGGAGGATGGTTGCATGAGATCCACGCCGCGCGGGAAGTCTGCGGCCCACAGTACGCGGCGTTCGGTCCTTCTACTAATTCCTGCTATAATGAACAGGCAGGACGGGAGCCCGCTATCGTGGCCCAAGCCCCCGCTGGGTCCGTTGTCCCAGGTATATTACTCCCAGGGTTTTGTATGGCAGTACGACGGGACGCACTGGTGGCGCTCGGAGGATTCCGTGAAGACTTTACCTTCTACGGCGGGGACGTGGACTTCATGTACCGTCTCCGCATGGCAGGATACGAAACAGGGTGGGTGGTGCGCTCCTTCGTATACCACGAATGGGGTGGATCAGCCAAGAAGCAGGGGAAAGAGTGGTATGAAAAAGCCCGTGAAGAAGGCAACTCCCGTCTCCAAGCCGCCGTCCAAGCGTACGAAGCCGATCCCGGCCTCTGGTATTGGACTGGTACGGGATGTGTACGCAAAGCTGATGGTGGTCAGGGCTGAGCTTGACGAAGCCTTGGACATGATGGAGGATCTGCAATGATTCATCGTCCGTTGCATGGTGATGACATCACCCGGTTGCCTCAGTATCTGGGGTGTGACGCCTACGGGGTTACGAGGTCGTCTATTACGGAGGCGCAGCTCCAGGCCGTGCAGGATACCGGGGCTGAGGTCTGGTTCTACATGAACGTGCTCAACCACCCCTGCCCGGAGTGGCGGGGGGCTTTCATGGACTGGGTGCGGGGGAACATGCCCATCCTCAAGGCGGGAGACGAATATGCCTTCTTCCCGTGGTTTGGGTGCAATGATGCCCGGCGTACCCTCATTGACTGGAGGTACGTGCCGACCGAACGCCTCGTCCAGTTCGCGGGCGTGGTGAAGGCGGAAGCCGCAGGCGGCGTGCCCATGTTCGATCAGTACTGGCTGGTGGCGCATGAGTGGATGTTCTCTACGGAGGTTGGGGCACAGTACACCGACTTCCCGGTGGAGAAGTGGCGCTACTGGTACAAGCGGATTCGGCGCATGGTGGAGTTGGTCCAGCAGCGTACCGGGGTGCGGCCCATCCTGAACGGGGACTGGGGCTCTAGTGCCTTGGGCGGGCGGCTGTACCTGGAGCATGCCGAACGCAACTGGATGTATGCCCTGTCCTTGTGGTACAACGACAATATCCTGTCCGTCAATCCCAGTGACCCTACCGCCGTGTCGGAACTCATCGACGCGGCTATGGACCACCCCGAGAAGTGGGTGTCCTTTGCCGGTGGGACGCAGGCGGATACGGACGCGGCGTACGTGAAGCTGCTGGATGCGATGGGGAGGTAGCGGTGGGGAAGATCCTGACGCCTCGGGACGGCTTTAAAAAGCCGCCTCTAGAAGTCCGTGTAGAACGGCTGGAGACGGTGATCTCTATGCTGCTGGGGGTGCAGGCGGTGGGGTATCGCGCCTTCGCGCAGGCGTTTGGGGGATCGCAGCCCAATGAAAAGCCCGCCGCGCCTGGGGCAGAGGCCGCTGACGAGCAGCGGGGGGAGGACCAGACGGGCGGGCTTGTAGAGGAGACTACTTAGACTGCTGGGATAGCTTTACCGCCGCGGGGAGCTTAGCCGTGGCCAAAGCCGCCGTAGCGACACGATTCACTACCTTGGAGGGCAGCGACGGGAACTGGGCGGCCAGCTGTTCGATGATCTGCTGGATCAGCTTGGCCTCGTCCCACGTGGGGTACATGGCGTAGACGCTGCCAGCGATGTCTGACGCGATGAGGGCGATTCTCCTGGCGAGGTCGCCCTTCTTGCGTTCTATCAGCCACCTGACAAGGAAGGGAAAGACAAGCACGGTCAGCACCGTACGGATCAGCTCTTGGATATCTAAAGTCATCAGAACTCCTTGGCCATCTCGGCCTGTACTATACTTCTGAGTAGGGTCACGTCCAGCACACCCGGACAGTCCGTGGGTCGGACCTGCTTATGCGGAATGATACGCTCGACAGGTAGGTTGTAGGTCTTACACCACGGGGCTAAGACCCTGTGCGCTGCTTCTACCAGCATCTTGTCGTCAGGCGGGGTGTCTGTGTAGTCCCCTACAAAACAAAACCCCAGCGACTTCTGGTTCATGGTAGGGCAGTGCGCTCCTTGGTACGTGGCGGGGCGGCCGTACCAACATACATAGGCATCCCCAACTTTCTCCACTCCTGCATGGTAGCCAATGTCCACCCACGCCCGATCTTCTATGTGAAAGCGGCGTATGGCGGTGTACTGCAGCGTGGTGGTATCCGGCGCTGCTGCGTGGTGGATTACTATGTAGCGTGGCTTGTTCATTTGACTAAGAAGTGCATGCCAAGGGGTAGAGCGAAGGAGAGAAACGCCACGATGGCCGCCAGCCCCCACATGATCTTTTCCATGACGACAATCCGGCCCGTGAGTTCCCGATGCCCGAACTCATAACCCGTCTTGTCGATGTACTTGGTCTGCATCTCCAGGAGCTGCGCGTGGGAGTGGTTGAGATCATCCAGCCTGCGGGATAACTCCTTGGCGGCTAGTTCCAGCGCTCGGTTCTGTTCTGCTAGCCGCATGTCTACGTAGTCTCGCATGCGGATAACATCATGGTTGTTCATGCCATTACTTGGTTGGGGGCACGTTGAGTTTGGCAACTACATCCTCAGTTGTAGGTAGATGTCGGTCGCGCTTACTCCACTTGAGTGCTTTAACTTCTTTTGCTATCTGTATACGACGTTCCTTGTACTTTCTAACTTTACCGCCAAATAGTTCCGCAAACTTTAAGCACATTCGTGGGTCGGTATTAGTTACAGACATCTTACAACCAGAACTACAGTCTGGGTTGACATACACACCAATGCTGCCTTCTCCATCAAGTGCTCCTGCAGCCCATGCGTAGCTAGCTAGACGGTGGGACGATAAGTTTCGCAAAAGCGTCCTCCTCAGTAATTAGAAAGTAAAGTTCGTATGCGCTCTCATCGTCAGGCGCGTCAGGACGCTCAAGTAGTCGCATGGAGACGGAGTTCCACCGGCCCAAGATAATCCAATCTCCCGGCTTGTAATGCTCTACTGCAGGACCAACTGCTCCAACGTATGCTACATAGTCTAATCCCTGCGCGACATCAGGAATAATAATTCCGCCTTTAGTACGGTCTTTTGGCTTCCGTCTGCGCACTAGCATTCTATTGCCATGCGGAATGATATTTGATAACGATACCGGAATGTCTACACTGTCCCAGCCTTCTTGAAGTGCCATTATTCCTCCCCGAAATCTTCTGCGAAGTAGACACGTGGTTTCCAGAGGTCCGGGTTCTGCGCCAGACGTGCCCCTAGCGCACCAGACCGTGCCAGTGACTGCTTATTCCGCTTAAACATACGGGCGATAGGCTCGTACATCTCTGCAAACATCAGGGTTTTGATGCTGTCGTTGATGTTATCGGGGCCAAAGCCGGTTGTCGCAAATGCCTCGCCGTACTTGCGCACGGTAGCCGCGTCCCCCGCCTCCAGGGCCTTGAGCATTCTGGGTAGGAGTTCTTCGCGGGTGGCGGCTTCGCGCTGCTGCTGCACACGGGCCATGCGCTCGGCGTACCGGCGCTGGGTAGCGGAGTATAGCGGCAGCCCCAGCACTAGGCCGGGGTAGTCTTTCTCGTCTACCTGCTGGATCAACTGTCCGGTGCCACTGACTTCCAGGCCCTGCTTCTGCAAAGCGTTGACGGCCTTCCACGTCTTCTGCCCCTGGAGGTAGAAGGGGATGATGGCCGACCCTAGGAGTTGGGAGAAGTTGTCCACGTGGGTCTTGACTTCGTTGGGGTTGCGGTTGCCCAGCATGCCGTAGGCCGCAAGCAGGAAGGAGATCGGCGGAGACGCCAAGGGCGGCTGCCCCCACCTAATGGAAGGGTATGTAGACCCAACACCAGCAAAGGACGTAGCGTCAATCCCCATCTCTGACGCTGCCAGCCTTTGCGCCATCCCCGTGTACAGCAACCAGTCCAGTGCGAAGCCGAAGTCCTTGGTCGAGTGCTTCAGGACGAAGGACGCCTGCTTCATGTAGTAGGACTGGAACATCGTCGCTATGCGCGACATCTCCCCGCCGAAGAAGGCCGGTAGCACCGGATTGCGCCCCGTTACTCCATACACAAACTGGGTGGCTTCCGATACGCGCAGGCCGTGCTCTAGCGCCTTCGTCGCCTGGATCGGGTCCCGCATGATGGCTTCGATGGGGAGCTTGACCTTGGCGGCATAATCGGACACACCCGTAGCAAGGGAGAGGGAACGTGCAATAGTGTCACCAAAGCCAGCGACGTTTGAGAGGAGATCCCCCACACGGTAGAACGATCCGTCCTCGCGCTTGCGGAGGGCGATGCGGTAGGGCTTGGGGAGATTGTCGAGGACATCCACACCGATCTGGGCTTCGCGGAGTCTGGCAAACTCTTCTCCTAGGTTCAGAGTCTTAGCCCAAGCCCGTCCTTCCTTGGAAGTGGCGAGCCACCCTAACCCCTTGAGCACATGTAGGGGAGACGTAACGGCTGCGGCGTTGATGACCTGGAACATCTGCTTGGCCAAGAAGCCGACATTCCCCGCCAGCATGCCGAAGTTCATCATCGTGGTTAGAGCAACCGCCTGTTGTGCAGGACGGCGCGTCCACTTGAGCTGGGTCTGGAGCTGGTCCATTACGGGGTCGAGGGCCTTCTCCACCAATCCCGGCTTCCCCGCGACTTCGTTGATGAAGAGATCCCCGTAGCGCCCCTTGACGGACGGCATGCCGGCGTTGATCTCCTTCATCACGTCCAAAGCAGGCTGGATCGTCAACTTCCGCGCGTAGCCGGTGAGGTAACTATCCAAGGCCATGTCTATAGACTCGATGTTCCCCTTGACTCCTAAGCGTTTGAGCAAGTGGGTGAACATCACATTGCCTGCTACCTGCAGGCCCATGAACTGCTGCGGGATGCTGCCAGCGAACAAGTCCTTAGGGAAGATGTGGGGGGCATACCCCTGGAGATACGCCTTGGTGTCTGCGATCCCTAGCTTATCCGCCGCGTCTTCGAAGAACTTGTCTACTGCGTCCGCAACGTCCTTCTCCTTCTGCGTAAGATTGGCGTAGAACTTCTTTCTTTCAGGACTGGGATTGTATTGCACAACACGCTTGCGGGTGTTGATGTCATACGAGACGATGCGTTCCCTTTTGGCGTCGAGGTAGCGGAATATCTTTTGGTCGGATTCAGACCCGCGCTCGATGCCGTTGGCGGTGAATAGTTTGTTCTTCCACGTTTTGAGTTCATGCAGCATGGCATAGTTCATGTGCCGTGCTCTATCCCCGACATGGTAGAGTTCTGGTATCACGTCCTTTGGCTCGGCTATTGCAAACCACAGCCACGATATGTCCTTCTGCGCTCGGGAGTATACATCGGTGATCTCCCCTGCTGCAGTAGCGATCTTGGCCAGCTGCACCGCGTCCTTGCCATACACCTTCTTAATGTTCTGGAAGTCGCCCCGCATAGCGACCTCATGCACCAAGCCCTTACGCCGGGTCCGCTCAGTAGTCGAGAGCGACTTCCACCACGTATTGTAGACCTTCTTGAGTGCCGCCGTGCGCCCGCTAAAGTCCGTCAGCATCGTAGGGAGCAGCTTGTCGGGGTCAGTGTTAGCAATCCCCCTCAAGGCAGGGGCCAGCTGCGCAGACATGGCAATACGCGGATCGTGGCGGAGTTCAGCCGAGAAATTGCCCTGCTTGATAAGTCTACCGATGTTTCGCGCCGCCTGCATGTCAGGCGTGTCAAGTTCTTTGAGCATCACCAGGGACAGTTTGGAGATGTCCTCAGCTACTGCGCTACCCGATGCCACCCGCTTCTCTAGGGCTGTCAACTCTTCAGCCGCCTTGACGAGCTTCGCCGCCTTGCTTACCTTGGCTAGCTTAGACAACCCGCCGCCCACGATGACATCGGGCGACACGAACACCGACCCCAGTAACTCAACAGCCCCCTCCATCACTCCCGTAGGGATAGCCCCCATGTTCTCCACCCGCTCCTTGTGCTGCTTGGCACGGATGGCGGCGCGCTTAACAGGGTCCTTCTCTCCTGTGAGGAGGTCTAGGAAGTCAATCGGCGGCTTCTCAGTAGGACGGAAGATAGACGGGATGGGAGACGACCACGCCTCCTTGCCTTGGAACTTCCACTGAATAGACTTGATGGCTCTGGATAGACCGGATTCCCCCGAGAACTCATCCTTTTCCATCTCCGGCCAGACAAGGTACTTGGCCCAGTCCTCGTCCCCCAGCATGTAGGCCCACATACCTTGTTGGGCACGATTCAGCCCTTCCACAATGGCTAGCGGAGTCTGCCCCACCACACCAAGGGCAGACTGTGCCGCTGTTAGCCCCGCCCGTACTGTGTCGGACACCGCCCACTTGGCGTGGTCGGCGTACAACTTTCGTGTAGTGTCGCGCTGGATCTGTGCCGCAGGGGACTGGCGCTGGGCTAGGATGGTGGGTAGTTCTGGTACTTGGGGTAGAGGAGGCAGTTTACCCGACCGCACGAACTCCCGTGCTATGGTGTAGTTGTCAGGCATTACCGCTTCTTCTTCTTCTTCTTCTGGGCTTCGATGTAGTCAGGGGTCCACTCGCCAGGAGTCGGTGCCTTGACGGGGATGGTATCCATCACCAAACCCTTCTCCTGCTTCTTCTGCTTGGCGTGTGCAGCCGCGCGCCCGAGAAGAGTGTTGGGCTTAGGATTGGCAAGATCGTTGGCCGCGCCAAGCATCTCTGTCACAGGCGCAGCCACCGTGCCCAGCGTGCGCCCAAGCTGTGCGCGGTTAGCCTCGGTTTCCTTCTTCTTGGTATCCAGGTACTCTTTGTACGTGGTGGGCTGCGGTGCGGTGTCCTTGGGTACAAGGCTGTCCGCTGCCGGGGCCGATGGATAGAGCGCCTGGTACGTGGGGTTCGTGGCCTTCAACTTCTCAAACGCGGCCTCTGGCGTCATACCAGGATTGGCGTTCAGCACCCCTTCGAGGTCTTTGGCCAGCTGCTCGTCAAACTGCGCCTTCGCCCGCGCCTCGTCGGCTAGCATCTCGTTTATCGAGTACACCGGCAGTAGCTCGCGGATACCTAGTATGATCTCCCGTTGTGCGGCTTCTTTCTCCTCTGGCGTCTTAGCCTGTGCCAGTTTCTGTGTAAGCATGAAGCCTTCAGTGGAGTTCATGAAGAAGTCCGTGGCCTTTTCCACAGCCCGTCCACCCCGGTCGCTGTTGCCGTTAGTGAACATCCCCGCGTACTTCTGGTACGTTACGTCGAATACGGGAGATTCCTTCCTAGCCCTCTCGATGATCTGCGCGGTGGGCACACCAGGATACTTACGCATGTATTCTATGATAGTGGATGTGACGATGTTCTCGTCATCGAGCATTGGCCCGGTCATATTGCGATCTTCGCGCAGCATCTGCCGCCACTGGAGATTCAGCGGTGTAGCGTCGGCAACGTACTTGGCGGTGGCTAGTAACGGCTCCAGCACTTCAGGCGGCAGGTCGGGGTAGGCTTCCATCACGCCTGCCTGTAGGCCCTCGAAGATCCGTTTGCGCTCGGCTGCTGATCCTCCCGATAGGGATATACTCTCTGCCATGACTGGGATGAAGACCCCCTTGATCTCACCCTCAGCCTTGGAGAAATCCTGCTTGAAGACATCGCCTTCGGGGGCTTGGCCAGTCAAACCTCCAATACTCTGGCCTAGCAGACGGTTGACTGTCTTATTGTCTGCCCCTTCCTTCCGCAAGTCTAGGGCAAACTCGCCTAGTTGCCGATCCGCTACCTGCTTGTCGTGCTGCTTGTTGTAGTCAAGCTGGCGGCGGTTCTGCTCCAGGTTGCCCAGATTGACGTTGGCGTTGAGCAGTGTCGAGATTTGGTCCTGCTTCTGGGCGGCTTGCTGCTCGCGCGTAGCCATCGTCCCGGCGAGCGACCCGATACCTTCCCCTATTTGACCAATGCCCGCAATGGTGTACGCCGGGCCGCGCTGCTTACCTGCTGACAGCGAAGCAATCCCCGCCCCCATCTGCACCAGGCCGCTGATACTCTGGAAGACAGAGGGCCACGGGTTGACGCCCGACGCCTGCGCTTCCGCCAGCATCTGTTGGATCTGCGCCCTCTGGGCCTCGATGTCAGAGTACGGTTGGGGCTGGAAGGTCTGCAGCTGTCCCCCCGGCGTCGGCATCAACCCACCCGGTACGTTGGTGGTGTTGTTCCTTGGTAGAAGGCCCATGAGTCCAGGGAACATCAGAACATCCTTCCTTGGCTACGCTGACGGAGTTGCTGTAGCATTCTAAGCGCCGCCATGGGGTCTTGGGCTGGGGCCGTGATGTTCGGGCGGGGGAGTGATGCCTGTGGGATTTCAGCCTGTATCATAGGCTGCTGTGGGCGTCCCTCCAATGCTTGCTGCGCCATCCCCAACCCTTGCTTTGCGTACTGGGCACCTTGCTGGATACCAGCAGCTAGTGTAGTGCCTTGGCCAGAGTTCCACAGCGCCCCCGGCAGGAAAGCATCGCCAGCTTGCGCCGCCGCGCTATTGGCGGCTGCTGCGCCTGTGGACGCCCCTGCGCCTGCGTTGATGCCCATGGTGCCTAGCAACGCCGGGGCACCTGCCGATAACCCACCACCTGCCGCCCCTATGAGAGCCCCCTTCCACCCGCCCTTGATGCCCCCGAGCGCAGCCCCGATGCCTGCCATGATGAGAGGCAGAAAGAAGAATTGAACTTCCATGGCTTATCCTTGCCCCTGTGGGAAGCCAGGCGGGTTGAGCCCGTACTGCCCCTGTAGCTGCTGCCAGATGTCCCCACCTGCAGGGCCTTGGGGGTTCCCGCCAAACTCGCCTACCTGGACCGGCTGGCCGTTATTGTAGCGTCCGATGTTCTCCTCGAACCACCGCTCGTAGGCACGGCGCGAACCCTTGTCTTCGGGGTTGATGGACCTGTAGCGGATCTCAGCCAGCGACATGAACTCCTGCAAGCGCATCTGGTCGTCCGACAGCCCCGCCTGGCGCTGGAACTGCCTACGAGCCTCCTCGAACTGGTCACGGGTGATCTGATGATTGAACTCCATCTCCCGCAGCGTAGCCATCTGGTTGAAGGACTCGCGGTTCTGCTCCAGCCCCAAAGCAGCCTCGCGCAACTTGTTGTCTTGAATCCCCTGCGTGCGCATGAGGTCGATCTGCGCCCGTGCGATGCCGACGTTCTCCATGCCAAGGTCGCGCCGAAGGGCGATGTCGGCTTGCCCCAGACCTTCCTGAATGTCCAGCTGCCTACCCGTAAGACGCTGCTCCCCCAGACCCAACTGCTGCTGGATGTCCAACTGCCTGCCCCCAAGGGCGAGATTCCCCAGGCCGAGTTGGCGTTGGAGATCCAGCCCACCCATGCCTAGCATACGGTCGAGGGCGAGGCGTTGCTGCTCGATGCCTTGCGACCCGTACAGACCCTGCTGCTGGAGGCCGAGTTGGCCAATACCCATGCCTTGTTGCATGAGCTGGTTCTGGAGCCCCTGCCTGTACTGGCGCTCCATGTAGGGTGCGTCGAACTGGTACTGGGACAGCCGCCCTGCCGCCTCCCGGCCGGTAGCGCCCATCTGGCCTATCCCGGCCTGCTGTAGCGCAGCCAATTCCCCCATGGATTGCTGGCCGAGGGCAGCGGACTGCGCAAGTCCCTGGCGCGTCATGCCGCCGAGTTCGCCCAGCCCCTGGGATTCCAGCCCCGAGAGCGTGGCGGTTCGCTGCCGCAGCGCCGCCTCTAGCCCACGGTTCAAGTCCCGACCGGCGATGCTCTGATTGGCGGCTTCGATAGACGACATACCAGGCCCTGCGGCAAGCCCCTGCGCAGCCGCTGCCTCGTTCGCCTGCCTGAGCAAGTCCCCATACTGCCCCTGCATCATCTCACGCTGGTACTCGGTATCTGCTGCGGAGTTGGTCCGTGCGGACGCGAGTTGCCCCCCGAAGACATCCTGATAGGCCCCCAGATTCCCCATCTGCTGCGTCTGGAGGGCCTGTAGCAGCGCCTGGGCCTGCTGTGAATACCCCTGCCCTTGCGCCGAAAGGATGTCCCCCAGCCCCTGCGTGCCCGCGAAGGCCGATTGTTGCAACAACTGCTGCTGCTGGGGGGTAAGGCCCTGTAGCCCCAAGATGTCATTCAAGCCCAAGCCGGGGATGCCCCCCTGCCCGTTGCCAAACAGCCCCTGCAACCACCCGTAGGGATTCTGCTGTGGCGTAGATGGTCCTGCTCCCCATGGCTGTCCCGGGGTATTGCCCGGGCCGGGGCCTGTACCCGGGGCCGGTGCACCAAACTGCCCGGGAATGCCCGGCGTCGGGCCAGTGCTGGGCTGGAAGCCCTGGCCTTGCTGGAGCCGCCCAAGCTGCGCCAAAGACATGCCGGGATTCTGCTGCATTAACTGCTGGAGCTGACCCAATTGCGCTAGAGACGACGCCCCGGCGTAGTTAAAATCGGCTTGCGGCTGAGACATTCCACCCGGCTGCATCCCCTGCTGCGTTTGGCTGACCCGAGGCGGCATGTTCTGGTTCGACAGCTGCTGCCGGGTCTGGATGTCCGGTAGCTGGGTGTACTGCATGTAGAGGTCGCGGTTACTGGTTCCGCCGTAGGGCTGCTCTAACATTAGATCGAAACCCATACAATCCCACTAAAGGGATTGACGTAACCCGGTGCCCATGCGCCGGAGGTCTTAATTTTTACGCGCAGGTTGTTGGCCGTAAAGGTCTTCGTTCCCTGTGCAATAAGGGCACCATTCGCCACCTTGGTGTTGGTGCTGTTCAGAGTCACCGAGGTAAGGGTAGTCGCCCCGTTCATCACTACAAACGTGGCAGACCCTGCTGTACGCGGGTTACGGCAGCGCACCCCCACACCCAGCACAGACCCGTTGAACGGAATATAGCCGTAGGCCGCAGCAACCGTATTCACGTTGTAGAACGAGTCCATCGTGCCTTGGTTGCCTGCGCCGCCCCCCAAGGACACGTAGGTAGTAACAGAGACAGTCTGTCCATTGCAGGTAAACGGTATCGGACACTTGAAGCCCTTAAGCCCGGTCGAGGCCCCAGTGGTGTTGTCAAAGAGTGGGTTGGAGCCATCGAATACTATACTGCCCGAGGAGGTCCGCATCCCCCCGGTAGGCACCACAAAGGTGCGGCTAGCCGTCAGGAGGTCCGTCCCCGCCTGCGTTTTCATGCCACCGCTGAACATCAAGGTGGCGTTGTTGCCGAAGTTCAGTTTCATTAGTACGTCACCCAGTAGTAGCACTTGGCCCCGGTCACACCGGACCCATGAGACAGCTTGAAAGTCCCCGCTGTCTTGGACACCAGCGAGTGATACTTGACCGTGGCCACCAGCCCTGCCGCTGTCGTGTTCTTAGCCGTGACAAAGACCAATGGCGTACTGTTGGCCAGCCCGCCCGTGATGGTCAGGGTAGTCGTAGTGCCGGTAGTAAGAGTCACCGTCCCTGCGTGGTAGTATGTAGAGAATTTAATCGGGGTAAAGTCAGTAGCGTATACAGACATGCTTAAGCCTGCCAGAGATTAGATTGGTCTACGATATTCAACGCTAGGGCGTCTTTAAGTATTCCGTTTGTGGCGGCAAGATCCCCTACGTTGTGCGCGATAAGGATGTTCTCGCAGTTGGCCCCGATGGAGATGAAGTACGTAGGGGCAGGAGTGGCTTTGATAAAACTGTTGGAGGCGATGATGCTGCTCCCCACTCGCCATACCGCCGAGGGGCCGTTGAGTTCAATCACATACTGCGTGCCGCCGGTCCTGGTGCAGTTGGAGAAGGTATTGTTCAGGATGTTGAGCCCCAAAACAGCCCCGCCTCCCTGCGTACAGCGAATCCCACGAGCGTATAGGTCTATGAAGACGTTGCCTACTATCGAAACGCCGCGCGTGCCTTCGGGAGATGTGCTGGATACCAGATCAATGCCGTACTGCCCGTCGCTGAGCACATTGCCATTTATCATCAGGAATGGCGCGCCCTCTGCGTCTACGTAGATACAGGCGTTGCTGGAACTACCTGACACCATATTACGATTGATAACCAAGCCAGAGTCAAACGTTTGCGGCCTGACCTTCGCATAGATGCCAATGCCGGTAGCTACGATGGTGTTGTTGGTAACGTACGCAGCATCCGGCGAGTCGAGGTATATTCCAGTAGAGGATTGAATGCTGTTGCCGCTGATGTAATACGGGCCAAACTCGCCTGTGGTTTGCTGGAGGCGCACGCCATAGCCGGATAGCAGCACGCAATCAGATACCCGTGCGTTTTCGTCATTCTTGAGATCAATACATGTAGACCCCACGCCGCCGTTGTAAATGCGCACGCGGGAAACACGCCCATAAGAAACCGAATTGGTTTCGATCCCCACACCCGTTACCGAAGAGTTCATGTCTACGGTCAGGTTGGAGATTTGGTTCTTGGTGGCTCCTAGCCTCAGTACCGGATTGGCGCCAGACTGCTTTACAACAGAGGACTGCCCCGATCCCATAAGCAATACATTGGAGCGCACCGTACCGTCTGCGCCGGATAAATCAATCGTGGTTGTTGCAAAATAAGTCTTGTTGGAGAGAAAGACCACTCCGCCCGTAGCGGGCAGGTCATTGATCGCCGCTTGGATGGAGGCAAAGTCATCAGCGAACCGCGCCCCACCTAGCGACGTGCCAATGTTGATAACATCGTTGCCGCTGAGATCAATATCCCCAGCAAGTTTAAGCGGGTACTTAATGTCCGCCCCAGTAATCCCACCTGCAAACTTGCCGGTTAGTACCGATGCCAAGAGGTTAAGTTTGGTGTGGGTAGGGATCTCGCCGTCAGAAAATGTGGGTAGCCCGGTTATCATGGTCCAATGTTACTTTCGAAAGTATTGCCGTTTGTTGCTTGCAAAAGCCCAAACTGCGTACCATTACACACGTTGAAGCACAGCATGCACTTGCCTACCACTCCAGTACCACCCACAAGAGCGTCTAGATCATATCCGGCGAGTGGCTGGTTTATACCATCCTCCACCGAGTATACCACGATGTTGTTTTGCACTTGAGCCCACCGGCATGTATTGGCAGCGGTTCCGTCTACGAATACTCCACTATATGTTTGCGCAGTAGAAGTATCGTTAGGATTGAATATATTGTTTCCAACTACGCTAACTCCTACCACATACCCATAAAGGTAGATCCCATGCTTCTTTGGGCGGTAGATGTAATTGCCATAGATCGGAACAGTACGCATGTTCCCGAGGCTGGTTCCCTCGACGTAGATTCCGTGCTCCGACGCGAAGCGAATGACGTTGTTGGAGATACTATATTCACGATTGTTGCTGGTGGCCGAAGCAGAGGAGATTTTGATGTAAATGCCGTGCTTGTGGGCTGTAGTCGCTATTCCAGCAATAATGTTACAGTCAATTATAAAGCTGCGTACTGCGTAGATACCAGAGTCTTCTAGGTGGATACCATCACATGTAGCGTAGATAGATTCGATTACATTGTTAGTGATAACCATCATCTCGGCTGGAGGCACCATATGGATACCGCCCGCCGTGCAGTTATGAATGATGTTATCAGATATGTGATAATGCAGATCCGGTCCTGTAGGGCCGTGCCCTACTGTACCTGCTGAGACGAGTTCCTTGTATATCCCGTAGTAGTACTGCGTAATATCACAGTGCGTGATAACCGCACGACTGCATTCGTTAAGGTTGATGGCTTTGCTGAGGGAACTACTGTCGTCTTGAAAGTAGACACCCGATATGTACGAATCTTCGGTGTTAGCGCAGTCGATACCGATAAGGCTATCTGTACCCTGGGTATCAATACTGAGGTTGTAGACACCCATGCGCTGCCGGTATACTCCCGTCTTTGCGGATAGGGCCACCAGGCGAGTACCCGTAAATGACCCAGACGCCGTTAGCTTACTTGCAGGCCCCATCCCTACCAGCAAGACATTAGTTTTCGTATCGCCGGCAGACAGGTCAAGCGTAGAAGTCAGCGTGTATTCTTTAGGCCCTAAGATAACCATGCCGCCAGTAGCGGAGAGATCCGCAATGGCGTCGGCTAAGGTATCATAGCTATCAGCAAAGACGAGCCCGTTGTAGAGGGACACCCCCAACAACTTGTACTGGTTGAAGTCCACCAGCCCTTCGAACACCAACGGGTACGTAAAGTAGTCAGGTTCTATCCCATGGTCGAATACGGTGTGCAAACCGGAAATGATGTAGTTAAGCCACGTATGCGGCAAGGTCTGCGTAGACGTAAGGGCGGCTGGAGCACTAAATCCCATATTCCCTCTGTGAGCCCTCGTCCATGAACTCTATCTCCCACCCCAGTAGCTCCATATCCCCGGACGATTGCTCAATGCGGAATCGAATGTACTTGCCGTGGCAGTCGATGGCTTGCGGTGCTACAGCCACCGTCTCGGAAGACTGCAGAGCGTGGACGTTAGGTAGAAAATCCCCCAGCCCCTTTGGAGCAAATTGATCGTGCTTGATGGTGTAGGTGCTGGGGCTGCCTGTATCGGTCCACACTTTGAGTGTCAGCGTGTCGTCTGTTGACTTCGGCTTCAAGTGAAGATGAATAGTCTTGAACCGCTTGATGTGGTCGCGGAGTTGGATGTTTGGATCGGGATAGTCGCGGAAGTCAAGGCGCCCTGTTTCCAC